TAAGGTTCAGTAACTTCAAAATTTATAGATACTGCATTTGATACTCTAGTATTACCAGTCGGAGCAATAATAGTTTCAATTTCTACATTATCTATAAAATACTCAACTTGTTTGTCAGCAGTTTCGTATGCAGTTAGAGCTTTATTTTTTGCGCCGCCACCGCTTCTTAAAACAGTAACTTGAGGAGGATTTGTTCTGTAAGTACCTTCTGGATTGTTAATTTCGTTAGGTGTTAAACAAGCAAGGGTGAATATAGTATTAACACTTGTAAATTGTCTTAATTCATTAGGCTTTTTGTTTAGGCTATACTTAATTCTTGCTGGAGTTCGTTGTGCTGTTGATTCTTCTGACGCAGATTCAGTGTTTGGTGAAACCGAATCATTACCAGCAGTTGTTACATTAACAGTCATGTTTTAATATCCTAAAAAGTTTCGTAACTGACTTTCTTTTGGCAAGAAAATTTTAACTCCTGCAACTAAATCAAAAACAGGATCTTTAATTATATCCATATTTCTTTGTGCAAACACCCACCATAGCTTTGAACTTCCATAAACGTCATACGCTAGTAGGTCTGGTCTATGAGTATATTGAGGTTGCACAGTATATAGCACATCGTCGCTTGCAGCCGGTACAGGACGGATTGTTAAAACATCAAGATATTGATTATTTCTAATCGGAGTACTCGACCAGGGGCTAGTGCCTTCGTATCTTGCCATTAGATAAATCCTCCGCCATCTCGCCCGCTACCTAGGTAATCACCATTCACAAACTTTTTAAGATCAAACTGTGCAGTTTTAGAACGAGAGTATATTGGTGCAACAGTAACAGCAACCTGGCTTTGTGTTGGCACCCATCCTACCTTACCTGAATATTGTCCAATCGTATCCTCTGTAATTTCTCCCTCAACTTGAGTTTTTATATAGTCTACATCTGCTGGTAAGTCAACTGTAAAGTTTCTCACCACAACTGGAACATTAGGAAAAACAAATTCTCCGTATCCGTTAAGTCTTACAATAGGAGGAGGTGAACCAGGTATAGGACTTTCACCATAGGACATTTTAGTTACAGCTCTTAAATATTGTACCATTGCAATCCAATATTGTGCGTCTACTGCATTTTCTACGAAAAAGTCTCCAGTAATTACCATATCTTCAATTTGGCTGTTCTGATAGTTGTAGTAGGGATAATTACTATGTACAGGTTGCAAAGCATTATAGTTAGCAGTATGCTGAATTAATATAGTAGGAGTATATGGAAACACAAGGCCGCCAGTTCTTATGATAGGAGCCATTAGCTTTCCTTCATTAATCGACCCCGGAAGTCCTAAACGAACTCGCCAATCCTTGTCAAGCCCAGAAACAGTTGCAGTTGTAAACGTACTAAAGGTTGGTTCTGAGCTCGGTCCTCCTCTGAGAAGACGGCCAAATCCAGCATCGCTTACAATGTCGGAAAAAGCAGACTCTAGTCTGTCACCAACTCCGCTTACTGTATCTCGAACCGAACGTGTTAGAGATTGTTTTAAACTATTAAAGATTGCCATTATACGTACTCCTGTAAAGTATTTATTGACTTTTTAATGTACGTATATTATAATAAGACTACAATCAGGAGTATTCATGAGAAAAGTAAATTACCTTAACAACAAAGACCTATTAGCAGAGATACACAAGTCAAAATCACGATTTTCTAGCTTTGTCGAGCCAGAATATGCACAATATGACATTATTTTAACAGACATCGACAAAATTAATATACGCACCGTTGCCGAAGCAAAACGCAACAAAGCCAAGCGTCTTGGAGATGCTGACTATGCTGCTAGGAAGCTGGCAGGCGAAAAAGTAAAACTTGCAGAATGTGAAGTTGACTATCGAAAGATTACAAAAGAAGAACTAATTTTTCGAATTATGACGTTCGATCACATTCCAGAAGAACCTGGACGCAAGAAAAATCCCAAAACAGTTGCAGACACAAAGACTAAACTAAATTTTCCTCCTTTTCAGCACTACAAGTTTAACGAAAACGATGAATTAGTTTGTGTGGGCAAAAGTCACTGGATCGGAGGCATGGACAACGGACATTTTTCAAAGGATCATGCACAGGCTACTGAAAAGCTGGCACGCATGTGGATAAAATTGTGCGAACGCTATGCCACTCGAGGCAACGTAAGAGGCTATACCTACAATGACGAAATGCGAGGACAAGCAATTCTTCAACTGAGTCAAATTGGCCTACAGTTTGACGAATCTAAATCAAACAATCCGTTTGCATACTATACAGCCGCAGTTACCAACAGCTTTGTACGTGTAATCAACTTGGAAAAGCGCAATCAAAACATTAGAGACGATATTTTAGAAATGAACGACCTAAATCCTAGTCACACAAGACAGCATCAAGGAGAGTGGGAAGCTGCAATGAAAAGAGAGAGCGAAAGATATAACAAAAACAGTTGACAAAAACTCAATAAGATCATATACTTGTATAACAACAATATGGAGGTACGTCTTTGTTTAAGAAGGCAGCAGTATTTACAGACATACACTTTGGCCTCAAAGGCAACAGCCGAGTTCACAATGATGATTGTGAAGAATTTGTAGACTGGTTTATTAAGCAGGCAAAAGCTAACGGTTGCGAAACTGGAATTTTTTGTGGAGACTGGCATCATAATCGAAACAGTCTTAATCTAACAACCATGGATGCTACTATTCGCAGTCTAGAAAAACTGGGCGCAGCATTTGAAAACTTTTATATGTTTGTTGGAAATCACGACTTATATTATAAAGACAAACGTGACGTTTCATCTACTATATTCGGAAAACATATTCCTGGCATTACTATCGTAGACGAAATGACAGAAGTTGAAGATGTTTGCATGGTCCCGTGGCTTGTAGGTGAAGAGTGGAAGAAAATTGAAAAAGTAAAAGCCAAATATATGTTTGGTCACTTCGAACTGCCTAGCTTTTATATGAACGCTATGGTACAGATGCCAGATCACGGTGACTTAAAAGCCGAACATTTTAAGAATCAAGAGTATGTTTTCTCAGGACACTTTCACAAGCGTCAAGTAAAAGGCAAAGTACATTACATTGGCAATGCTTTTCCTCACAACTATGCAGATGCATGGGATGACGATCGTGGTATGATGGTTCTCGATAAAGAAAATGACAAAGAGCCTGAATACGTTAACTGGCCAGACTGTCCAAGGTATCGAACCATAACATTAAGTGACTTATTAGACGATCCAGATAATATTATTAAACCTAAAATGTATCTGCGTGTTACTATTGATAAGCCTATCAGCTACGAAGAAGCACAATTTATAAAAGAAACATTTATCAATCAATATCAGTGCAGAGAAATTACTCTAATACCGCAAAAACAGGTAGAAGAGATTTCAACTGAACTAGACATTTCAGTTTTTGAAAGCGTGGACCAAATTGTTTCTAACGAAATTACTGCAATCGACAGCGACAACTTTAACAAAAAACTTCTACTAGATATTTACAACGAGCTTACATAATGATTCGCATTAAGGATTTAACAGTTAAGAATTTTATGAGCGTGGGAAACGTTTCTCAGGCTGTAAATTTTGACAGAGAAAATTTAACATTAGTACTAGGTGAAAATCTTGATCAAGGCGGAGACGACAGCGGATCAAGAAACGGTACAGGCAAGACCACCATCATTAACGGTCTCAGCTATGCATTGTATGGCCAAGCACTGACTAACATTAAACGCAACAATCTTATCAACAAAACCAACAGCAAAGGCATGTTGGTCACACTGCATTTTGAAAAAGATGGACAAGATTATAGGATTGAACGAGGTCGTTCACCTAATGTGTTTAAATTTTATATCAACAATCAGGAGCAAGAACTTGTAGACGAAAGTCAAGGCGACAGTCGCAAGACACAGGAGTTTCTTAACGATTTGCTTGGCATGAGCCACGACATGTTCAAACACATTGTGGCATTGAACACATATTCAGAACCGTTCCTTTCTATGAGAACAAACGATCAACGTGCTATCATTGAACAGCTACTAGGTATTACAATCCTTTCTGAAAAAGCAGAAAGTCTTAAAGAGCAAATTCGCAGTACCAAAGATTTAATTACCGAAGAAACACTTAAGATCGAAGCTATACAAACTGCTAACGAAAAGATCAGTGCTACAATCGACAATCTACTTAAGAATCAAAGAGCATGGAATGCTAAAAAGCAGCAAGATTGTGCTAAATTACAGCAAGGGATTGATGAACTAGAACGACTAGACATTGAACAAGAACTTGATGCACATGAAAAACTGTCTAATTGGACGGAAATGAACAATGCAATTTTGGCTCTTAATAAAGAAAAAAGCACACTCGAAAGCGCACTACTACGTGCCACTAAAAGTGTAGAAAAGGCCGAAAAAGACATCTCAAATCTAGACGATGCCACATGCTATACATGTGGGCAAGCTTTACATGACGACAAAAAAGCAGAGCTAGAGGCACGCAAGGCTAAAGAACTAGACGATGCGATTGCGTATCAAACAGAAGTTGCTGACAAACTAGAAACTGCAATGAAATCTTTAGAAGACATTGGCGACATTAACGGAAAGCCAACTACATTTTACGAAACAGCTAAAGAAGCTTACGAACATCGCAACAATGTCGACAGTTTAAAAACTGCACTAGATAACAAAACCGATGAGAAAGATCCTTATCAAAGCCAAGTTGACGAATTGCAAAACAGTGCAATGCAAGAAATTAGTTGGGTAACAGTAAATGATCTTACTAATATGAAAGATCATCAAGAATTTTTGTTGAAACTGCTTACAAACAAGGATAGCTTTATCCGTAAAAAGATTATTGATCAAAATCTTGCATATCTAAACAACAGGCTTACGTACTATCTTGATAAATTAGGTCTTCCGCATCAAGTTGTGTTTCAGAATGACCTAAATGTCGAAATTACACAGCTAGGACAAGATCTGGACTTTGACAACCTGAGTCGAGGTGAACGCAACAGACTTATCCTAGGATTAAGCTTTGCATTCCGTGATGTTTGGGAGAGTTTATATCAAAATATTAACCTACTGTTCATCGACGAGCTTATTGACAGCGGAATGGACACAGCAGGTGTAGAAAATTCGTTAGGTGTTCTTAAAAAGATGACTAGAGAGCGAGAAAAAAACATTTTCTTAATCTCACACAAAGACGAATTAGTTGGCAGAGTAAATCACATACTGAGAGTAGTAAAGGAGAACGGATTTACCTCATACGAAAATGACCTAGACGTAGTAGAATGATTGAAGACGATACTCACGACAAACTGATACAAACTTATCTAGCTTATTTTAAAGCTAATGAGAAATTTGAAGCACGAAATAGTGTAAGAACTCACCGTGAAGTTCGTCGTTATCTGAGAGAAATACGTATCTTGGCTAAAGAGAGAATGGACGAGATACACGAAAAGCACACAAACCAAAAAGGCAAAAACAAAGGCTCCGCCGACGATAATTAAGTTCATGCACTGGACTTATCAAGGTACACCCGTAGACACTATACCTGACGAATACGAAGGATTTGTCTACTTAATAACTAATACCACTAACGGGCGCATGTACATAGGCAAAAAACTAGCCAAGTTCAAAACAACAAAGCCACCACTCAAAGGCAAAAAAAATAAACGCAGAGGTTACAAAGAAAGCGATTGGAAAGACTATTGGGGATCTTCTGATAGACTCAACGCTGATGTAGCCGAACTAGGCGCAGAAAAATTTACAAGAGAAATACTGTATTTTTGCAAATCAAGAGCAGAAATGTCGTACATAGAGGCAAGAGAGCAATTTGATCGTCGTGTTTTAGAAACAGACGAGTATTATAACGGAATTATTAATTGTAGAGTCGGCGGTTCTGACAAATTGCGACAGGCACTCCTAGAGCAGGCAAAACAATCCAACACATAAGGTTAGCGGGCCAGTTTGTAATACCGCCGAGAAAGGGTCCCCTGAAAAGGACACTCGTACACGTTGATCGACCACCACTGTGAGGAAGCCACCAAACAAATTGGGCCCACTGGTTGACGCAGATAGATTGTTGGCTGTCAAAAAACTGCACATGCACATAAAAACTCTTTAGCACTAGGAACGAGGCGGGAGGTAGCTGGAAACAGCGATGTCGATGTAGGTTGGGAAAGGTCAGAGCCCATTGTGTAGCAGAAAATTACCTACTTCCAAGTCTCGGCTGCAAGCATGACTCACATGAAGCATTTTTGAGATTAGATGGAACCGTAACAGGTTCCGTCTGACTGAAACGATCTACATGAAACTTAAATGTTTTACTTCGTAAAACAATTATTCATACATATATCTTTATTCAATTACAAAAAAAGTATTTGAGCGCGAGCGAAAATACGATTGAGCGTAAGCTCAATCTAAATAAGTGTATAAATAATAATAACGACGACAATATGTATAGGATAATATCATGAATGTTTATGACATAGTATCTCAAAAAGATCAATTAAATGAAGCGCCTGTTGGATCAATAAAACAGGGATTACGTCGTGTTGGTGCAAAGGCTGCTGGTGCTGTAGGTATGTCACGTACAGCTAGTAATCTAGGAGCAAAAGCTGATGCTGGTGCTGAAG